GTTTAGAGAAAATGAAAAAGATTTACTTGAAACAAAAACAGATCGTGATGAGTCTAAGCAATCTAAATATTCTGCAGGTATTACAGAAGAAAATTTAGAAAAGCTTGTATTTTCTTATAAAGAAGCACAAGCTGCAAGAATAGAATGGATGGAAGATCATTCATCAGATGTAGAATATTCTGCTTATGCAAACGAATCAGTTAAAGCAGATTGGATTACTTCAAAGCCTGAATTAAACTCAACAGCTAACTTATTAGCTAAAGATTTTGAAAGAAAAAAGGCTGCTTTTGAATATTCAAGAGCTACGACTGCAAAGTCTGGAAAACTTGACCCATTAAAGCTTCATTCATATAAAATTTCAGAAGACATATTCCTTACAACTACTCAATTGGCACAAGCTAAATCACACGGAATTATGATGTTCGTTGATTATTCTGGTTCAATGTGTGATATTATTGAAGATGTAACTAACCAAGCAATTACGATTGCAATGTTTTGTAGAAAAGTTAACATTCCATTTGAAGTTTATTCATTTACAACTTCACATTGGTATGGTAGCGAACTTCAAGATGAGATTGAAGTTAAAGGTAATGAGCTTGATGATTTAACTAGGATTAAAGTTGTTGAAATGTTTTCATCATATATGAATACTAAAACTTTTGAAGAAGCTATTTCAACATCATGGGCTTTGTCTAAAGCACATTCATATAGCAGAAGTCGTAAGTATTACTTACATGGTGGTGCACTTGCTATAATCGATTCAATGGGTTCAACTCCACTTATTCAAACTACGATTTTAGCAGCTAAACTTACTAAAGCTTTTCAGAAAAAACATGCAATTCAAAAAACAAATATAATGATTTTGACTGATGGTTACCCAGATTCAATACACATTAATGATGACAAATATGCAGATGTTAAAACTCATCGTTCAAACACATTAGTTAACTTTAATGGTAAATTGGTTCAAGGCTCAAACACTAGAGATTTATACAAAAATCTTTTAATTAGACTTAAAGAAATTACTGGTGCTAAAATACTTGGTTTCCATTTAGCTGAAAATGCTTCTGGATTTGGTCAAGGTTATTGGGATGTTACTGAGTTTGGTTCAAATGACCCTGACTTTAAAGAGGTTATAAAGACGTGGAGAAAAAATGGTCATAGTCATTGGAATAAAACAAAAGGTTACGATGATTATTTCATTATTAAAGTTGGACAAAAACATGTTGATACTGAATTTGAACCTAAAAAGACTGAAAAAATTTCAGACATTAGGAATGAATTTAAAAAATTCAACAAAAACAAAAAACATACTAAGCAATTAGTTGCTAAAATTTCAGATGCGGTTGCAGTTTAATTTGCAACCCAGCTGTTTACTTTGGCTAGTTTTTATGATATAATATAACTATATTTAAATTAGGAGTACAAAATGAAAAAATTCAAATATTATTACCACATTAAAGGAGCATTAATAGGTGTGGCTATTGCTGCAAGTATGTCAGCACTTGCTTCACAAAATATGATTAATGTTAAAGACAATTATCGTGAAGTTGTTTATTTAGAACCATACACAGTCGAAGTGTGTTCAGAACAAGAAGTTATCATTGGAAATCAAGCAGATATAGTCAATGGAGCTTTTTGGGGTGCAATCTTTGGTGCAGTTGTTGGGGACGTGATAGATGAAGATGGTGGTAAAGTACCAGGTGCCGTTATTGGTGGAATGCTTGGAGCTAAAGATGCTGAAGGCAAATTAGCTAAAGGTACTGCTATGGTATGCAAATCTGAAACTCGTAAAAAATCTATTTCAGTAAATGAATACTCACATTCAACTATTTCGTTTGAATATGATGGTGTTGTATATGAACTTGACTTTATTAAAAAATGAATTTTCACAATATAACAAGTGATGAAATTGATAATATTATGAATCTTAATAATATGAAATTTAACGAAGCTGAAAACATAAAACAGTTAACTAAATATGTTGAGGGTACTTACTCTAAACATTATTCATCACCAAATGGTGTACAAAGTATGGATTTAATCTCTTCCTCTGGGTTGGGATTGGATTTTTGTCTTGGTAATGTATTAAAATACGCATCAAGATATGGTAAAAAGAACGGAGCAAATCGCGAAGATTTAATGAAAATCATGCATTATACTCTATTAGCAATGAATGAACATGACTTAAAGGAGTCTACATAATGAAATTTAGTAATGAAATGAAAGAAGTATTGAGCAACTTCCAAACAATTAATAGTAACATTGCTCTTGGTGAAGATGGTATGATTCGTTCGATGTCTACCTCAAAAACTCTTATGGCAAAAGCCAACATTGTACCGGAAGCCCCATACGTTTGGCCTTATCAATTTGGCATTTATGACTTAGGTGAATTCTTAAGTTGTTTAAATATGTTCGATGACCCTACATTATCATTTGATGAAAGTGAAAAATTTGTTAGAATTACAGATGGTATTACAACATTTAAATATCATTTTAGTGATATTAGTAGCTTAACAGTTCCAACAAATGATATTACTTTACCATGCGAAGACTTAATTTTTACACTTACGCATGATGAACTATCACAACTACGTAAAGCTTCTGCTACACTTAAAGCTAATCAACTTTGTATACGTAAAAATGACAGTGCAGCCTTTATTGAGTGTGTAGTTCTTGATAAACAGAATCCAACGTCTAATGAATATACATTAAACGTATCTAATTGTAGTATAAATACTACTGCAGAGTTTGATTTTGTATTTGATATAAACAATTTCAAATTCAAACCATCCGATGAATATATCTTCGGAATTGACAAGAAGCAAGTAGCTTCTGTAAAAGCTGGCAACACCAATTATTGGGTTGCTCTTGATAAAACAACAACATACAAGGAATAAATTATTATGGCAAAGAAAGAAGAATCAACTGAATTTAATAAAGAATTAGCTGATGCAGTAGATAATCCTGTTCCTCCGGCACCGCCGGCAGGTGATGGATTAAACGTTAGCGATATTCGTGCATGCGTTACAATCATTGATATTGTAACTAAACGTGGTGCATTCGAAGGTGCTGAACTAGCAGATGTTGGTCAAGTACGAAATCGTTTAGAAAAGTTTTTAGTTGCTGCAACTGCGGCACAAGAAGCTCAAGCTCCTGCAACTGAAGCCCCCGCTGAAGATGAAGTAGAAGCTTAAATTTTAATTATATTATGAGGTGTTTGTGGAAGAATTTTTATTTGTAGAAAAGTATCGCCCAAAAACTATTGAAGAATGTATTCTCCCTAATGGATTAAAAGATACATTTCAAGAGATAGTTCAAAAAGGTGAATTACCCAATATGATGTTCACTGGTTCGGCTGGAGTTGGAAAGACTACAGTCGCCAGAGCATTATGTAATGAAATGGGTTTAGATTATATGATTATTAATGGGTCTGAAGATGGAAACATTGATACTCTTCGTGGTAAAATTAAACAATTCGCAAGCACTATATCATTACAAGGTGGACAAAAGGTAGTCATTCTCGATGAAGCTGATTACCTAAATCCCCAATCTACACAACCTGCATTACGTGGGTTCATTGAAGAATATTCAACAAATTGTAGGTTTATATTAACATGTAATTTTAAGAATCGTATTATAGACCCTCTTCATTCAAGATGTTCTATATATGAATTCAACATTGGAAACAAAAGTAAGATGGCGGGTGCTTTTATGCAACGTCTTCAATTTATTCTTGATTCTGAAAACATTACATACGAAAATCAGGTTCTTGCTGAACTGATTATGAAATACATTCCTGATTGGAGACGTGTCATTAATGAGTGTCAAAGATATGGAATGAGTGGTACCATTGATACCGGCATTCTTGTTACTCTATCTGAGTCAAGTGTGAAGGAATTAATGAGCGATCTTAAAGACAAAAACTTTAAGGGTATGCGTAAATGGGTTACAGATAACATGGACGTAGAATCCGCAAAAATATTTAGAATGGTTTATGACAATATGATTGCATATGTCGAACCTACAAGTGTTCCACAATTAGTGCTTATACTTGCTGATTATTCATATAAAGATAGTTTTGTTGCAGATCATGAATTAAACGTAGTGGCATGTATGACAGAAATAATGTCACAAATTAAATTTAAATGATAATATTTTTAGCAATATCTATTCCGATAATAGTAATATTGTTATTAATATTCACATAGGAGACCAAGATGGTTGAACAACTGGCAAGTTATGCATCTATTATTGTCGCATTGGCTATGGTTAATGTGGTGTGGCAATTAGAAAAAGCATCTAAATTATTACACACTATGAGTAGGCTTTTAGCTGAAGCTGTGGACGAACACGAATGAGTCCATTTGAAATAATTAAAGCAATATCCTCTACTAAAGAGAATATATTGGAAAATGAGAAAGACTATAATGG